CTCCTCTAAACCCCTGAACGCCTTAGTGGCCTGTGCCGTCTTGACGTCCATAGTGTAAATAGCTCCAAACTGCGCCATGTGAGTAGGCAAAACCTGCTCGTTGAAAGTCTCATAGGTGCTAGTCGCGATGTTGTCGTCACCCGTGACACTGAGGCGCACATGTTCACGAAACGCAACTGCTGCGGAAAGCAACATGTCACGCATCGGAAGGCGCCCCTGGGTGGGGAATATGCTCCTAGCAAATGCGAGGCGGTACAGCAAGCAATTGTACAGTCCATTGATCAGACTAGTGCCAGGATGCCCAGAAGGCATACCCTTTGGCACACGATACAGTTGCCTGCAAATATCACCATAGCACCATCAGCTGTGTTCAGCAAAATCCTCCTTGCAGTGTTGTAAGAATCGAACGCAGGGTAACAGTCGATGATTGCGTCAAAGAGACACTCCTTGATGTCGTGCTCTTGGTTCTTATCAAACTGCTTGTAATCACCAGCAATAAAATTGCTGCGAGTACCATGATCCGTCAACCACTGAACCAGCTGACCCCAATGCGAGTGCGGGTCCAGACCAATGCCAACCTCCTTCTCAGGTGACCAAGTGCCATAGAAGCGTAGCAAATCCCAAAACAAACGCCTAAAGGCGATGGTAAGGACCACTGGCGCCCCTTGGATGATGCGCGGGCCCTTGTCTGGGCTACGCAATTCTGCTTTGGGTGACACTTGAAACACCAGCGCATCAGTAACGGACGTCACACCAATGCGTGCTCGGGCAAGCACTGTGTCCACATCACGGCACACCAACTCCCACGTGGGACTGTCGAAGTTAATCTGCCCATCAATGTCCACAAACTTGCTCTTCTCATGCCCCAAATTGCGGTAAGGAAATCCCGCACTCGTGTTACGGGGCACTGGTTCCATCACACTGGTGAGTCCATCTCTCCCCTGCACCGCCACCGGCGACGTAATCAACGAAGGATCCAACTTGTCTATGCCATGATCACGCAACATCTGGCGTGCAACCAGTCTGACACATTGCTTCTCCTCCTCAGTCAGCGAAATCTTATTGGGCTCCATGTAGCTTGCCAACTCTGTAAGAGTGGCCCGATTACTGCAGTCGACTGGTTTCTTCACTACTGAATACTCAGTAAGCGGTTTATGCCAACCACACACAGCACTAGGCCACATGCTAGGACCAGTTCTATCTGCCCCATCGCGGCCAACCTTGCTCACGCCACAAACACCCATGGCTTGCATGTCCGTTTTAGCGTCCGCATAAGGCCCGGTGTCCACCGCAGCCTCTGCCGCTGTGATCCCCTTGTGCTTCTGCAGTTTACCAATGTGGTCCTCCAGCTCCTCGCGGGTAATCATCATCGAATAGCCCACGCTAATATGGGGTGACCCCGCCGTGTGCAG